CTTCTGGTACACGTAATAATTTTTTAGGATTGTATGCTGGTAGTAATAACGTGACGGGTTCTAATAATATTGCAATTGGAAATTATACAAGAACCTCTACAACCAATTTATCTGGTGTAATAGCTCTAGGAACAGGAGCAGTTGCAACTCAAAGTCATCAAATAGTGCTTTCTACAGCTAACATTTCGATGAGAACTTTAGCAGGTACTAATCTTTTTATTGGAAATGGTGCAGGTAATTCTACTGCTACAGGTAATCATAACTTTGTCTTTGGTTTAAGTGCAGGAAGTGTTTTAACAGTTGGTAGTAATAACAACTTCTTAGGTTGTAATGCTGGTCGTTCTGTTACTTCAGGAGGTAGTAACAATTTCTTGGGTAGAAATGCTGGTCGTTCTAATACCACAGGATGTTTTAATAACTTCTTTGGTAATAATGCTGGTGTCAGTAATACTACAGGTAGTAGTAACAACTTTTTAGGTGGTGATGCTGGTTGTTATAATACTACAGGTAGTAATAACAACTTTTTAGGTCTTGGTGCTGGATTACTTAATACTGAAGGTACCGACAACAACTTTTTTGGTTTTACTGCTGGTAGCAGCAACACTACAGGTAATTATAACAATTTTTTTGGTGGTAGTGCTGGTCGTAATAACACTACAGGTGGTAGTAATGTCTTTTTTGGTTTTAATGCTGGTTTCTGTAACACTACGGGCAGTAATAATGTCTTTTTTGGTTTTGGTGTTGGTTACTACAACACTACAGGTAATTATAACAACTTTTTTGGGAACAATTCTGGTTTTGAAAACACTACGGGCAGTAATAATAATTTCTTTGGTAATTTTGCTGGTGTCAGTAATACTACAGGTAGTGGTAACAACTTTATTGGTTGTGCTGCTGGTTTCTGTAGTACTACGGGTAGTAATAACAACTTTTTAGGTTTTTGGGCTGGTTATAATAACTCTACAGGTTCTAATAATATTATAATAGGTAATCGTGCAGATACCAACTCCGGTAATCTTTCGGGTGTTATCATTCTTGGTACTTGTGCTACAGCTACCACCAACAATCAATTTGTATTGGGTTCAAGTACTTGGAGATTGTCTACAGTAGCGGATACCACATTTACAGGTCAAACCTCTTCAATGGTAATAAGACTCAACGGAACTAACGTAAGAATTCCGATTATACCTTTTTAATAAATTATTTTAAAAAAGTATTTTCAAACTTCATTTTGATTTCATCAAAATCAAAAAGAGTGTTGGCATTATAATCTTTTGGACATTGATATGCTTGTCCTTGGAGTGGATAAGGTTCTAAATATCCTTCAATATTTTGTATTTTAATATCCAAATTTGCTTTTATATTCGTGTGCAAATCATAACCATAAACAATCGGAGAGTTTCCAACCCAAAATACTATAGATTTTTTATTATATGCCGCCATTAAGTGTTGAACAACAGAATCTATGCAAATAGCTCCTTTAACTGTTGTTAAAAATACAAAAAGTTCTCTTGTATTCAAATCTAATTGGGTAGCTCCTTCCAATTGAACTTGCCCTGCATGTCTAATTTGAGCAAAAGTAAAATCTTTAGAATAATCTTTAACTATTTGTTGTGCATATGCTAATGGCAAATCCCTAAACCAATTAAAATTCAAGGAATTGTTCGGAATTCCCATTCCTCCATTAGTTTGAATGGCAATAATTGGTTTACCATTGCTATATTTCTGAAAAAATAATCTAGAATTTTCTTCTTCTATTTGATTGAAGAAAAGTTCAGGTCGAGAATAGTCTAATTTAAGTCCCAAGCTATTACACCATGCATCTGCTAAGTTTGTTTTTTTGTTTATTACTTCATCAGCGTTATATGGTTCATGTTTAAATACCAAAGTATCTTTATTTTTTATAAAGTCTTCATAAAAGTAAAAACAATTACCTGTTTTATACACTCTATATACATAAGGATTATGTATAAAAACTTCTGGATAGGGGCATACAACTACCAATTCCCTATCAGGGTGTGTATTTTTAATGTTGCGAACAATATTTGTTGCAACAATATTTTTTCCTATTCCTCCTTCAATGTGAAGAACTGAATATTTCATTTTTTATTCTTCTGTTGTTTCTTCTTCTGGAGTATAAGCGGCTTTTGCTCTTGTAACGGTATCTGTTAAAGAATCTTTTTGTTCTTGAGTCAGTGCTTCTTGGTAAATTTCTTTACCAAGTTGAAGTTCAATATGACCAACATTGGCCTTTAGAATTTGTTGTTTTGATTTACCTTCTTCATTTTGAAGAGCTTGATCAATAGCGTAAACACTATCCATCAATGCGTTTACATTGGCTTTTTCTTCTTTAATTAAGTCTTTAAGTTTATTTTCTGTATTCATATGTTTTATTTATCCTTGTTTTTAAAAATTAAAGTGAAAATTTTTAAATTGTTCGTGCATATAACCCAATATTTCTTGAGAATCGTCAAAAACTGGTTGTATTTTGGGTCTTATTGTATGTAAATCGGTAAAACCATGTTCTGCATCATTTTCTTTGGTGTATTGAGCTACATTATTAAAATCATGATCAAACGATTCTTCTCCTAAAAATTCATAAACATCTTTCATTATAATTTTTGGGTTTGTCGTTAAATTATCAAAATCTATAAAGTGAAATTTTGATCTATGTCCTCTCATTACTGCATCTCTAATGGAATTAAATGCAGAACCGACAAGTCCTTCTTGAGAAGTCCACATAGAAAGCCTTCCTTCCAAAGTTTGCATTTGTGGTCCTGTCTCCATAGGAGAATTTATATTTTTAATTTCTTTTCTGTATAATTTTTCCATAGAAGCAAGAATACAGGTAATTTTTCTTGTCGTCGTAAGGATTTTAATTGGATGTCCTAGAGCATTTTCCACCAATTCAATTCTTGGTGCCCATCCTCTTGATTTATTAAACACAATTGGTCTATCTGTATCTTGATGATATGCTTGAAACAAGTTTTTAATAATAGAAAGTTGTTTTTCAGGACTTTCTGATGCTTTGATTACTGGATTTGATTTCCAAAATTGATGCACTCCAAAAACAAGTTCAGATAATCCTGAAGTAGGGGTAACATGAAATTTGGGGTTTTGTGCTAAAATGTTACAAAGAAGAGTAGAACCACTTCTTGGCATTCCGTTTATAAAAAATATTTTTTTCATTTCAATAATATTATATTATGAAAATTTAAAAATGCAAATTTTATTAAACATTGCTAGGATTTGGACCAATCCAACCCGGACTTTTTAAAATCTTGTCACCTATTTTATAAACATAACCACTTTGCCAATATTTTCTGTTGTCATTTCCAGTTAAACTTTGGGTGTTGGAAACTCCTTTAATATATATTTTTTTCTCATTGTTCAAATTAGTATATGTTGGTGTTGTGCTTTGATATGGTGATATATTAAATGCACTTGCTATATTATCTATTCTAACTGCTAATCCTGTATCAAAACTATTACCTGCATAAACAAGACCGACAATTTTCCATGCACTTGTAGATGGATTTGTTGCATTAAACAAACCATACAATAAAGAACCGGAATCTCCGGGTAATGATGGAGGATTTGCTGGACTATCTGTTGTGTATCTAATGCTTTTTTCGAATAATGCACTTCCAAAATTATATCCAACATACGCAGAAAAATTTACGGAAGTTGCGGTCATTCCACAATTTGTTGAAAATCTGTAACTATGGTTGTTGCAACATAGTGTTTGATATATACTAGAGCAATATGGAACAGGTCCGACTAACCCTCCAAGTCCATTGCTCTCCATAGCAGTAAGACCTTGACAAAGCGATTTATCAAATCTTACATTTAATGCTGATAGGGGGTTTGGAGATCCTGTTGCTGAAGAAGTTCTTCCAGATTTAAATAGTGGAACTCTATTAGTTGCTAATGTATTAATTTCTGCTGTCGTTGCAAACGAACATACTCCTTTATGATAAAAATTTGCTTGTGTATGGCTATAACCAGCGGAGACCATTTCTACATTTGTATTGTTTTCGTTTCTTAAAGTTAATAGTGCAACGTCTAAAATATTTGGTTCTATTGTTGATATTGTAGAATATCTTTTTATATATCCTATTTGAGTTGATGATATAGAGTTTGTTATACTACTTGGTGCTGTGGGATAATTTAAACAAAATTTAATCTCTGGCGAAGATAACCAAGGGGTGGAAGTTCCCCAAAGATCTGATTGATACATATTAAAATCTGAAGTGTCTTCCAAAGTTCCGTATAAATTAAATGAAGTAATTTTTTCATTTATAGGTCGTGCATCATAATTTTGCAAAACTAAAGCAGCAACGTGAGCGTTTGTTATTCCTACTACAGTATTATCTGTAGTATCTAGAACTATTCCTCCTAGTGTTCCATATCCTCTGTTTTGTCCTCTTGGTCTACCTGCTATTTGTATTCCTCCTCTTAAGGGTCTTTGGTGTGACACATGTTCTCCCATAGGCCACCAACTTCCAGCTAAAAGTCCACATCCAAAACCCCAAGGACCCTGTCCTTGTGGTTTTGGTATACATGGAGAATTATCAAATTCTACACATGGTAGTGCTTCTATTTTTTTAGATTCTAAAACGTCTGTTTCATATTCTATATTTTCTATTTTTATTTTTTTTGGAAGAAGATCTTCTTTTTTTAATTGTGATTGTGGCAATTTTTTTTCTACAACAAATTGAACACAAAGATCGTTTGTAATTTGTCCATTTTTTACCTTTAAGCCAATATTCACTCCGTGTATATTTTCAGGAGTGGCCGTCAATAAACTATTTAATGTATTTTCGTTCTCAAGGTTCATATGTTGTAAATACTGTGTAAAATGCTCCCGCTTCCGAAACTCCGTTATAAGCAGATAATGTTTTTGAGGTGGACATATCAATTAATGAATTTTCAATAGTTAAAAATGCTTTAGCATTATTTATAGAAGAACTGGATAATGTTATGTATAAAACATCTTTTGGTAAAAGTGTAAAAGAAGAATTTATAATTTCAATTTTAACATCGGGAAATGTAGTAATACCACTAAAAGAGTTTATCAAAGTATTTGATATAAATTTTTGTTTATTTGCAGAATTTCCTATTGATAAAGAAACGTTTGTACTTGGTGATTCTAATATGATAGTGTTAATTTTATCAACAAGCATCATATAACCTTCTGGAACTTCAAAAGTGCTTAAAGAAACGACATTTGAAGAATCAAAAGACATTTCTTTAGTTTGCAAATAATTTTTAAAATTATTTGCAAAATTTGAATTGTTTATCCTGTGTTTTGAATAATTTCCTTTATTTTTAGAAATTACTGTAGATGTTTCTTTATATCCTTCATCATATCCTATTTTTATATTATTATCTTCTATGTTTAATAAATTATTTCCAATTAAATATGAATTTTTAGAAATTAGAATATTTTTTAATCCTAAAGCATAAGAACAACTACCTTCGATATAATTGCAAGAACCTACAATAATACCATCATTAGAATTCAAATAATTAAATTTTCCAGCTAATATAGCTGCTGTAGGAAGTTCTGAAGTCCAATTAGTGTCTTGTATTTCTATTTTTGCAAAATTATTAAAACCACCTCCTATAAAAGTAAAATTAGAAAAGGCTTGATTACAAGCACCACCAACTATTGAACCATAAAAACCGTCAACTTTGTTACACACACCCCCTCCTATAAAAGAAAAAGCTGCATTTGTAGAATTGTTGTAATCTCCAGATCCTATAAAATTAGAATATCCCAAAGCACAATTATTTCTTCCAGATCCTATAAAAGTACTTCCCCAACTATTATCTAAAATACAATTAAAAAACCCAGAATTTATAGATGAATAATCTGCATATACTTGATTGACTATTCCCGCTCCAATTGAAGAAAAACAACCATATATAAAATTTTCACCACCTCCTAAAATAGATGAAAAGGTTCCTCCTACTAAACATCCAAATCCTCCATTATCTCTTAAGCAACTATAACCAATTCTATTAAAAAATCCTCCGCCTATAAAGGATCCTTGTGATGGTATTATGTTACATAAACCCCCTACAATCGAAGAATCTATTCCTGTTATAGTATTTTTACAACCCCCTAATATAGAACTGTTTTTTCCGCCTACTATACAATTACGCTCTCCTCCTCCTATAAATGCATTTTTAGATTCGGTACCTACGCTAAAAAACGGAAATTGTCCTTCTGATTGAATGGTAATCAAAAGTGCGCTTGCATCTGGAACTGATGTTGACAATATTTTATTGCAATCACCCCCTATAATTGTTGTATTTCTGATATCTACTACTGCAGGATTTGTATCTAATTGTCTACAAATGCCTTCTGGCATTAAACCTATTATACTATTATTATTACCTCCTCCTATAAGTGCATTCGATCCTTCCCAATAATAGACGTATCCTATACCCGAAACTGCACTGTTATATGGAGAATTTTCGGGTCTTACTGTATTGTTTAAATCTAAAGAAAGTATTTGATTATTAGAACCAGCTACAATAGTAGAAGCGGAAACATTATTAAAATTTGTTATTGTTTTATAGTTTGGTATTATTGACTGGGAACTTAAATTTATTTTAAAACTGTCTGTTTCATTTTTTAAATTTAAAATATTTTGAATGTTTGTTCTAATTTCTGAACTTCCATCTGATTTATACCCTACTAAAAAATCTCCAGTTAAAGGAATTGTTCTTAATTCAAAATCTGTAAATCTTTTAGACATAAATTTAATTTATTAGTTATATTTATACTTAGTAAGTGATAAATATTTCTATGAAACATTTATTGGTAATTTTATCTTTAGTATTTTTGACAGGTTGTGCAACTAAAGTAAAATATGTTGAAAAACAATCTGAAGAATTGAGTCAAGCTGTTTATGGTACTAAAGACTCTATAGAAGTCGCTAGAATTGATTTAGCAGAAAAATACATCAATCAAGCTTCTCGTTTGGTAGCTCCTCCTAAAAATAGGGCAAAAATTGAAGCTATTGTTAAAAGCAAAAACGAAAAAGAAACAGAAAGAGTTTTAATTTTACCAAACTCCAATAAAAATGATAAAGTTGTATTTGTAGATTCTCCTGAATATTTGGATTTAACAAAAGATGCAAGAATTGCCCAACAATTAAAAACCGAACTTCAAAATTGGCAACTTTATACAAAAGAAGTTGATCGTAAATTGACTGAGCAATATGAAGTGCAAAATGAAATGATTGTAAAAATTCAAGATTTAGAAAAACTAGTTTTAGAAAAGGATAAAAAACTTTTAAGAAAAGACATTGCTATCCTTTGGAGAAATATTGTTATTGTTTCTCTCATAGGTGTAATTGGTGTTGGAGTTTATTTAAGAATAAAAGGAGTTTTATAATATGTGGGAGAGGATTACAGACATTGCAAAAAATGCAACAGCTTTTTTACATGCTGGAAGAGTTCCGCCCAATACTCCTATTCAATATAGAGAAGATTTTAGCAAAATTAACTTTTTTTCATCAAAAAAATTTTTTATAGTTTTTTCTTCTATAGTTTTATTGATGTTTTTTTATTTAATTAGTGTTGGTATATTATTTCTAACTTCATTTTTTCCCGAAATAACACAACCTTATGTAACGATATTTGTAGAGAGTATTAAAATTTTTGCAATTATCATTTCTGTATATTTAGGTTTACAAGCCACTATCGACTTTAAGTATCAAAGCAACTCAAACACATCAAATGAATCATATAACAGTGTTGAAAAGATTGAAGAAAAAATAATAACAGAAGAAACTATCAAATATGCCAACATATATAAAAATGATCCATCATATGCTCCTTTAGAATGGGTTTTTAATCAGGAGGAAGTACGATGAGAGTTTTAAGAAAAGGTGATTTTGGTGAGGAAGTTAAACAATGGCAATTGTTTTTACAATCCGCAGGGTATAAAGTACATCCTGCTGACGGAGCTTTTGGTCCTATAACAGAAAGAGAAACTTTAAAATTTCAAGCAGCAAATGGTCTTAAACCTGATGGTATAGTTGGTCCCAAAACATGGCAATTTATAACAACAGTAAGCAACAATACTCCTTTATCACAAAAATGGCCTAAACAAGATTATAAGTCAATGGTTAATTTTTATGGACCTGTTGGTGAAAATCAGACAAGTTTAGATTTGCCTTATAAATTGAAGTTAGCATGGAATTTAAACACATCTTTATCAAGAGTAACTTGTAATCAAAAAATTACAAAGTCTTTATATACAATTTTTGAAAAAACTTTAAAAACATATGGAGAAAAAGAAATAGAAAAATTGAGATTGAATGTATTTGGAGGTTGTTTGAATGTAAGGAAAATGCGTGGAGGTTCTTCTTGGAGCATTCATAGTTGGGGAGCGGCCATAGATTTAGATCCGGACAATAATCAATTAAAATGGGGAAGAGATGAAGCATCCTTTGCAAAAAAAGAATATGAAGATTTTTGGAAAATTGTGGAATCAGAGGGTTGGACAAGTTTAGGTAGAAGTAGAAACTTTGATTGGATGCATTTCCAAGCAGCTAATCTTTAATTTTAAAGAACTTCATTAAAAATTCCAAATCTTCTCCTGTAGGATCTCCTAATCTTATATTTTTATAATATCCTTTAGATTTAAAAGATAAAGAATGATCTTTAATATCTATAAAATATTTTGTTTTATTTTTTAAAACTTTTTTAATACTTTTACAAAATTTATCAGATTCTTTAAAGTATTTTGAATATTCAGAAGGTAATTTAATATCTTTATAAATTGAAAATATTTTTATATCTAAATCCTTAAAAATTATTATAATACTCTCTAAAATTTTGTCAACTTCTTTTTCTAAGAAAAATTTAAAATATTTTTCTTTTTGAGTTATTAATTTATTTTCTAAAAGACCCCAATCGTCAAAGTCTTTTATTATATTATTTGCTAATATTGTAATGTATTCGTATATTGGGAATAATATTACTCTTTGTGAATTATAATAAATTAAAAAGTCTTTAATTTTTTCGGACATTAAAATTCATTATAGCATCTACCAAAGTTTTTTCAACTATTTCTTGTGGAAGATTTTCAGAAGCTTCTAAAACTATTTTAGAAAAACATTCCAATTGATTTTTAAATTTATTTTTAAATTCAACAGCTTTGATAAGTTGTTGTTTATCCATATCTTTATATGTTGGAGTTTCTTGTAAAGAAAAGGCTTCCATTAAAGGTTCTGTTATTGAAGCTACTATACCAGCCATTCTTTTATAAAGTCTGTCTAAAGGAGATTTATAAAAAGAGCCTTCTTCTAAAATTGATCCGACCATATTGAATAAATAAGTCAAAATAGCTGCTTTTTCAGTTTTTAAAGCAGCACTGTTTAAGTATTCAGGACCTCTTACATGAACAGTTCCATATGGATTGTATAAACAACCCCCTCCTAAATTAGGTGAACCACAGTAAATACATTTACCCGGTTCATCCATATGCACATGAGTACTCGTCGGAGAATATAAACAAGGTCTACCATAAGAAGGGGAACCGCAATATATACAGCTGGTGTTATTATCCATTTTTAATATTTACTCAGTTCTAATGTTTATACAGATACATTAGTTTAAAAAATTGTTTTTAATTTCTTTTGGAGGAGTACCTATCCTCACATTTATAATACCATTATAATAATCATCTCTTAAAAGAACATTGTTGTTTATTTGCTCTTTTATTTCTTCGTATGCCAATTCCCATTTAGAATTGCATGTTTTTAATATTTTAAAGGTAAATTTTTCTTTTCCATATTTTTTTATATCTTCATTCAAATCAGAAGAAGAACTAGTATAATTTTTCCAATCAGATTGTGTTTTATATATTCTATTTCTAGTTTTTCCCTTCAGTGGCTTTCTTTTAATCCTCATAAAGCACTGTTTTTTTCCTATATATTTTTTATTAGTTATATTATTGGTTATTTCGTATATAAAACCAAAAGTTTCTTCATTTAAAGAAACATTTTCACATAAAATCCAATGCCCAGAGTCTATCATAAGGTTCTTTGTAGATTTCTTCTAATTATTGGAAATTTTTTTGATTTTTTTCTGGATTTTTTTCTTTTTTTAGGTCCTTTTACAGAAGGTTTACCTGCAATTGACATTGCAGCATATATATTTGGGTCTGTGGTTACGTTACCAGGTCCATCACCAAAAACACCACCAGGAAATCCCGCAGCATTCATATCTTCCATTATATTATCAAATAGTTGTTGAAATTTATTAAACATATATTATAATAGTGTATATATTATATTTATGTTAATAATAGAAGAATTCAAAAAAGAACTTCAGGAAGACACAAGAATAGATGAAATGAATTTGCTAGAAAAGCAAATGATGTTACCTGCTATTAAACATAAATGGGTTGCTAGATTGATAGAAGAAAAGAGAAATTTAAATAAATTAAATAGAAAAAAGAAAGAATTAAAAGAAAAAGTATTCGACACTTTACAAAAAAATGGAATACCAACAGGAATTCCTAAATCTAATTTAGATAAAAAAATAGAATCTTCAGAATCTGTACTTAAAATCAATGAAGATATAGAAAATTCCGAAATAATAATAGAATATTTAGAAAAAGTAGAATCTATATTTAAGAGCATGACTTTTGATCTTAAAAATATAGTTGAAATTACTAAAATGGAAACTACATGATATTTTTAGATTTAAAAAACAATCAAGGAATTATTATAACAGATTCTGGGTTGTTAGAAATTGTTAGAGATTATTTTTCTATACAAAATCCAGCCTATAATAGAAACATTACATATTCACCTTCAAGACTATATGCAATAACACCAAGTGGAAAATTTGATGTCGGACTTACAGGAGAAATAACGAAATTTTTAGAAGAAAATCATTATTCATATAACATTTCAGAAAATTTAAAAAAAGAATATAAATGTGGTTTTTTGAATTGTGGAATTAAAAAATTAAAGTTTGATTATAGGGATTATCAAGAAAAATCTATAATAGCAGCAATTGATCAAGGAAGAGGTATTACAATAATACCAACAGCGGGTGGTAAAACTTTAATATGTGCAGGTTTAATAGAATCTATTAGAAGTGCTTTAAATGACAAAGAAGCATTTGTGTTAGTAACAGTTCCTACAATTCAATTAGTAGAACAAACAGCCGATGATTTTATTTCATATGGCCTTAAAAATGTAACAAAGTGGTCTGGTAAAAACAAACCAGATCCAACTTCAAATATAATTGTAGCAGGTACTCAATTGCTTTTAAGTAAAAAAACTGATCTATCTATTTTAGATAAAGTTAAAATACTTTTAATAGATGAGTGTCATTCTTTAAGAAGAGGAAATGAAATAAATAAAATTTTAAAATTAATCAAAACACCACATAAGTTTGGATTTACAGGAACAATGCCAAGTTCAAAAATAGATCAATGGAATATAATATCAAAATTAGGACCCATTACTTTTGAACAAAAAACACAAACACTTAAAAATCAAGAATATATATCAAATTTTAGAATAATAATACTAAAAATAAACCACAAAACAAAACCTTTAATACAAAATACCGCAAATCCTACTAAAAACTATGAAAATGAATTAGAATTTTTAATAAAAAATGAAGAAAGAAATGAAATAATATCAAATCTTGCTTTAAAACTTGAAAATAACACTCTTATAATGGTAGATAGAATAAATCACGGGGAAAATATAGAATTTTTATTAAAAAAAATAAATAAAAACAGAAAACCCATTTATTTTATAAGAGGTTCTACAGAAATTGAAGATAGAGAAACTGTAAGATCTCTTATGAATGAAAGAAATGATGTTATAGTAATAGCAATATCAAAAATATTTAGTACAGGTATCAAC